AAAAACCCAGTTTCCTGCTGCAGGTACAATATTAATAGGTACAGAATTAATAACTTACACTGCTAATAATAGTACTACCGGTGCATTAACTGGTTGCACTCGTGGCACTAGCTCTACCACTGCCGCAACACATACCAACAATAAAAAAGTTACTAACTATAGTAACGTTAGAATTAATGTGTCAACGGTTACACCAACCACAACTAAAATAGATACGCGTGGTCGCGGTCGTCAAGCTAATGTAGTTATATCAAGTAACGCGGTAAATGATAATTGGCGGTTTGGTACGTTACGTTTAGATGTTAAGCCAGATGGAGGTAGATAATGGCACAAATAGTAATAGGTAGATTACCCCAAGCAACACCCGAATATGAAACACAAACGTTTGATACTTTAATTCGTGAGCTTGAACAAATTGTTACACAACTTAACTTTAGTTATCAACAACAAACTAAAGACGAAACTTTAGCAAGGAACTGGTTCATTGGCTGATTTATTTTTATCAAAAACTTTAGTATTAGCAAACACTAATAAAACAACGTTGTATACGGCGCCAGCTAATACAATTAGTATTGTTAAATCTATTAGATTATACAACTCACATTCTAGTAATGTATTGGCAACAATTAATTTTATTGATGTGGATAGTGATACAGGTGCTAATACTGAATCAACTTTGTTTAGTATGAGTTTACCAGCTACTGGTTTAACCACTGATTCTTTTCCTATTGGTAATCCTATAGAGCTTATTACAAACCCTTTAGTAGCTAATGAGGGTGACATTATTAATATAACAGCGGGCACTGCAGCTAAAATACATGTACATCTGTCAGTATTAGAGATATCATAATGAGATTAATTAAAGAGGGTAAACCTATCACTTATAAGACTGTAGACGGACAACAAATACCGGTAATTCAACCTGAAATTTATGCTAGAACTTATTGCAAAAATTGTGATAATGAGGTAAATTCAGAAGAAGAACCACAAGGTAACTGTTCTAACTGTGGCAAACCATGGGCAGAATACTTTACCAAAGACATCACGGTACGCGTACTGGAGATGCCACCTATAGGGGCTCAGTCGGGAGACTAGTCATCAAGTTTAACCACCTTGCGTAAAATATGGATGACATAAACGACATACTAGACGTTATCGATTTATACATAGATGATTATCCTGTATGGAGCGGAGCTAAAGTTAAAGAAATATTTTACCACATATACCCATCATTAGCACTAGGACAATGTAAGGTCCATAGAGACGAAGACGGTGTATATGGTTATAGAAATTGGGCTTTCTTAAACGAGGAAACCGAAAAGAATTTTTTAGAAACCAGGGAGATTGGTTATAACGATTGGAACAGTGGCGACAGACTATGGGTCATCGATTCAATCTTTAAACGAAAACATAACGAAGCTATGCTATACTATAGAACATTTTTCACACACTTAATTGGCATCGGTAAACCAGTACAATGGTTAAGATTAGCAGCGAATGGTTTAATCAGAAGTCACATCAAATTAACAACTAGAGAGTATCATCTGTAATGGGTTCAAAAATAAAAAAATTAGCTCCTTTAGCATTATTAGCTTTACCTTTTGCAGGTCCAGCTTTAATGGGTGCTGCGGGTGGTTCAGGTGCATTATCAGGAATAATGGGTGCTGGCGCTAAAAAGTTTTTAATGAATCAAGCCATTACGGCAGCTTTGTCTAAAGCAACTACTGGTAAAATTGACCCTAAAGCACAATTGATGGCAGGTATTATGTCAGGAGTTGGTGCGATGGGAAGTGGTGCTTCAGCTGCAGAAAAAGGTCTTTTAGCTAAAAGCACTTCCGCAATGAATCCGCAATCATTAACAAATTTACAAGCAGGTTACGCTGGAATGTCTAGAGATGCAGCCGCGGCATTAGCAGCTAATCAAGCAGGTACAGCAACCGCAGCGCAAAAAGCACTTATGGCTAGTCGTGGACTAACAAGCGCTCCTGCTATTAATGCAGCTAGGTTTGCATCTAGTAATCCCACTAACTTTGCAAATTATTTAAAAACAGCACCAACATTAGAAAAACTTGGACAAACAACATCTAATATTGGTAGAGGTGTAAGTAATGCTTTGTACAATAAACCAACTGACTTAGCAAGTTTTGCTAAAAGTGCTGCTGCTTACGGCGGTCCATCTTTAGCTGCAGCTGCAATGCAAACACCTGAAGTAGATGATAGTGCAACTGAAAAAGAAAACCGACAAGCACAAGCTTTTTATGACACTGCTGCAAATATAAACCGTGCAATGGGAGGTCCAGGTGGCATGGGCATGTCTTATGAAGATATGAATGACGCAACCGGTGGTTATTTATCTACTATGAAAGGAACCGTTGGTAATAAACTAACTAGTGATGATAATCCAGCTGGTGCACGATATGTATCAATGTATCCTAATACTAATTATGATGGGTTAAATATTTTTACCACTGATACAGAACGTTTTAAAAGAAGACCAAGTGCATACAACCCGTATGTAATGCCACAATATGCAGCGGAAGGTGGAATGATTGATCCACTAGAAGAAATGCCGATTATTACCCCAATGGAAACAGAAGAAGAGCAACGTATGCGTGAAGCTATGGAACAAATAAAAATGTTACAAGCAGAAGGTTTTGATTTTAGCCAAGGCAACCCAGTACCTGATCCGTATGCCGAAGCGCCAATGACAAGTATGAATTATCAAGGCAGAGCTAACGGTGGTTTAATGCAAGTAGCATCGGCTCCTGATCCTATGGCAGAGAGATTTGATATGTTAGAAAACTTAGCTTTAGATATGTATAAAAGACCTTTAGAAGAATTACAACCAAAAGAAATTGAAGTACTAGAAGGTATGATTGATATGATGGATCAAGGTATGGCTGATGGTGGTAGTGTACCACAAACAAACTCTATACCACAAGGGATGCAAATAGATGGTCGCGGTGGCGGTTTTATACCGATGGGTGCCAAAGAAAAACACGATGACGTGCCAGCGATGTTAGCAAAAAATGAATTTGTAATGACTTCCGATGCAGTTAAAGCTGCTGGCGGTGGTAGTGTAAATAAAGGTGCACAAGTAATGTATGATTTAATGAATAGTTTGGAGTCTAAAGTATAATGGGATCAAGTAAACCAGCACCACAGCAAACCACGCAATCAACAACGTCACAAACGTTATCGTCACCATCAATTGAAGCTGCATTAAGTCTTTACATGCCTAAACTTATGGGCATGTTTTCTGGTAGTATTAATACAGATTCATTCGCACCGAAAGTTGCAGGTCAAAACCAATTACAACAAGCAGCAATTATGTCTGGGCTACGTGGCCAAGGATTTAATTACGATCCAAAAACAGGAGCGGTCAGCGGATCGGGGATCGGGGCTTACCAACCATTTTTAGATGCAGCGGGACAAGCTGCAGGACAAATTCAAGGTGCTGGAGCAGGCGCACTTGGTCAAGCTAGATCAGCTTTAGACCAAGCACAGGGATTAACTCAAGGGTACTATACTAGTACTGCGGCTTCACCATTTATGACTAAAGCTAGCGCTGCGGCTGACGCTGCACAACTCGCTGCAGCGCAAGGCCAAGGAGCGGGAGACGCGGATTTACAACAAGCACGTAGTGCTTTAACTAGAGCGCAAGGTTTTACCGGTCCGCAAGGTTATGAACAATTTCAATCACCTTATCAACAACAAGTTCTTGATGCGACTATGCAACAATACGATCAAGAGATGGCTAAACAACAAGCACAACTTGGTAGTAGTGCTGGCTCTGCTTTTGGTGGGGGTAGATTTGGAGTAGCTCAAGGTCAACTTGGTGCACAAGGTGCTATGAATAAAGCTATGGCTGGTGCACAGTTACGACAACAAGGATTTATGACAGCTAATCAATTAGCTAACCAAGCTTACGGCCAAAACGTTGGACTAAGTCAAGGATTTATGGGTGCAGGAAAACAAGCAATGGATCAAGCAATGCAAAACCAAGGCATGGCTGGTACTGCAGCACAACTACAATCAGGACTAGGGCAACAAGCAGCGGGGCTCGCGGCTCAAGACATTTCAGGTTTAATGCAGACAGCACAAAGTCAAGGTGCTTTAGCACAATCACAAATGTCACCATATCAACAATCACTACAAGCAAACATGCAAATGGCTAGTGCAATACCACAGTTTAATGCACAACAGTTTGGTATCTTAAGTAGTTTTGGTGATCAACAACAGAAATACCAACAAGCAGGACTTGATGCTATTTCACAAAGAAATAAATTACAACAATATGCACCGTATGAGCAAATGGGTTTCATTGGTTCACAGCTAGCTAGTATGATGGGTGGTTATGGTGGTGGCTTTACTACTGGATCAACCATGGCACCTGGTCCAACTGGTACGCAATCAGCATTGGGTGCAGGTTTAGTTGGTAGTGGTATACTAGCAAATTTAGGTGGTGTATTTAATTTTGGTAATACAATGGGAGCAGTAAGATAATGGGATCATCAAAATCAGGTAGCTTAGACGGATTAGCAAAATTTAGTTTACCAGCAGCAATAGGTGCGGGTAAAATTAAATTACCAGAGACTGGTATTGTAGGTATGTTGCAAGCTAGACAAGAAGATAAAATGAATCAGGGTGCACAAATGGCACAACAAGATGATAATCAAATGGCACAATATATGAAAATGATGCAGCAACAAATAAATCCAGGTATGAACATGGGTGGTCGTGTAGGTCTTTCTGAAGGTGGCGAACCAAGTATGGAACGTGTACTAGAACTTGAAGAACAGGGTTTTTCTTATGAAGAAGCTTACGAAAAAGCTATGCAAGAATTACTAGATTACAAAGGTGGTTTTGCTGCTGGTGGTCCAGTAGAAAGTATGAACTTTTTAAAACAACACTTACCTTATCAAGATGGTGGCCATGTAGCGCTACGTAGAAAGATGTTTAAACTAGGCGGACCGGTAAACACGCACGGTATTGGTATTACCTCTGGTCTAGAATATCGTAACAATTATAATGCTGGTGGTGCTGTTGCTCCTATAGGACAAGTAGGGAAAGGACCTTTACAAATGAAAGGTCCGGACGGTAAAATGAGAGAAATGCAAAACCCTTCGGCAATAATAAAGGCAATAACTGAGATTGGCAAAGCTGCACCAAGATTTATTAATAAACCTATTACAAAAAAAGTAATAGATAGAGACGAAATACTTAAAATACTTAGAGCAGGTGGATCAGGTGCAACTGGGATTGGCAAAGTAGGTAAAGGTATAATGACATCAACACCACCTAGTGTTTTACGTAAACTATCTAGAGCTGGTTTATTAGCAACACCTTTTTCTGTAGCTTCTGGTTTTATGGATAGTCCTGATCCTTTTACCGAAGATAAAGTAACTCCTGCAAGAAGAATTTTAGACACCGGAAGATTTGGTGCTGAATTTTTATCTGATTTTAATCCGTATGCTATTGGTGCTACGGCTTTGTTACAAACTCCAAAATTATTTGATGAGGATACAGAACTTGGAGATGTAGATTTTTCTTTAGGATCAGCAATTAGAAGACTAACAGGAAATCAAAAAGAAAGTAAATCAGGAGATGAAATTTTACAAAATCAAAATCTTGGTGCACCGCCTGCTAGTTATGGTGATGCTGTTGATGATTTACAAAAACAACAAATGGAAGAACAAATTTCTAGATACGTAGAACTATTACAAGGCAATGATGATCAAAATAAACTAGCTATGTTAGGTGATTCTTTGATTGGTGCTGGCTCAGCGTTAATGGCCGGTGAAGGTTATGGTGCCGCAGGTCAGGCATTTAATGATCCATTATCAGAAAAACTTAGAGCACGTGATGAAAGAAAACAAGCAGTACGACAAGGTGCTGCAGAGTTAGCTATTGGTCAAGACATTTCTAGAAAAACAGCTGATGAAGCTATGACTAGAGAGTTATTAGCAACTGGTCAAATAGGCACTGCTGAAGAAATTAAAAAATACAACTATGCAATGGCGCTTGGTGCTGATGCCGTAGTTCCACAAAATGAAAAAGAAGAATTAGATTTAGAAGCCTTAGAAAAACAAGGTTATCGTGGCAGAGTGTTAGCTGATCCTAGAAACTTAGTAGGTCAAGGTGCGTTGTTCTTAGCAATTAATAAAAACGGTGAAGCACTACCATTCAACGACATCGAGGCAGCTAGAGAATACGCAGCGGGTTAAGCGATGGCTAAAATTAAAAAGGTAAAAAAACTTATCAAAAGTTACAAGATTTAATTGATCCTAACAAAATACCTAGAAGAAAAGGTAAGGCTCGTAATCCAAAAAAAGATCAAACTCTTAATAAACAAAAAGAAGAAATTCTAGCTGATTTTCATAAAACATACGTAAACATAGAGGGTGAACTTCCTACAAAAGGCACCTTTAATAAACTGTTGTCTAAAAATCCAGAAACTTTTAAATCATCAAGCGGAACTAGATATACTAAATCTAACTTAACAAAAAATTTAAAATTTAAACAAGGAGCAGGAACCGGAGTAATAGGTGAGCCAACAACACAATTAAAAAAAAGAATTGGCTTGTCATCTGTTGCAACAGGTCAGGCAAAAATGTCACCTACACTTAAAAGTAAAGCACAAGAAATATTTAATGTTGATAACCCAATGAGATTACAAGGTGGTCATACACAAATGAAAATGATGCGAGACGTTGACGATTATTCAGTACATACTATGGATATTAAACAAGGGGTTAACCGTGATTTATTTACTAAACACGGTAATTTAAAAAAAAGTTTTTTAACTACGTCTAAAAGAAATGCTCGTCATAGAACTCAAGAAACTAATTTAGAAAAAATTTTAAAAGAAAGAAAAAATATTCAAAAAAAGTATGATGAGGAAGTTAATTATTTTGATGCAGAATATTATGCAGACCTACAAAGAAACTCAGACGAAATAAAAAAACTTGATGACGTTATGCAAAGTCTTAGAGTTGAAACAATGTATAAAGATCCCGTAACTAAAAAAATAAAATACATTGGCATGCCCCCCGAAAGTGCATCTAAACTAGCTAACTTGTACAAGGGTAAGGTAGGTACTACACCAACAACATCTGCGGGTACACCACTACAAACGGGATTTAATAAAGGTGGCCGTGTTGGTATGTCTATTGGTGGTATTACAAAAGATAAAACTAAGGGTTTTTCTATTGATGATTTGGGCAAAAATAGAGTAGGCACATTTGAGTCAATGCTTGCTGGTGTTGCTTCAGGTTTAATAGATATACCTAAAGGTGCTTTTACTCTTGGTGCCGCGTTAATGGACATGGGTTTTGGCACTAGCAATGCAGCTAAAGTAGAAAATTTTTTTGATGATTTAACAGAGTTTGATGAAAAAGCTGAAGCAACTTTCGCTGGTAACTTAACTAAAATTATGGTCAACCTTGGTGTGCCTGGTGCTTTTGCTGCTAAGAAAGGTGCTGAGCTAACAACCAAAGCGTTATTAGCTAAAAAGAATGGTAACTATTTTAAGCTTACTGATCCACGTATGGTGGATAAATATAAAACATCACTTAATGCTAAAGGTAGATTATACGCAACACTTGGCGCTGCTGGCGCTGCTGGTGTAGCTGATGGTATTTTTGTAGGTGATCCGGAACATGTTGGTACTATAGGTGATTTGTTTGGTGGGCCAACACAGCTTTTAGAAAATGATGAAAACAGTGCATCACGTGAAGTTGCAAACCGTATGAAATTTGGTCTTGATTCATCTTTACTTATTGGTCTTATAGGTGGTTCAGGTTCTGCAATCAAATCATTAGTTAAAAGACGTAACGAATTATCTTCAAACAACGATGCTATTGACAAACTTCTTGGTGCATTTAGGCCTCGTGGCATGACTCCACAAGAGTTTTTTGAATTAAATAGAGCAAACATTGGAGCGCGGGCCGGGGATATTAACTATGCATCACAAGTGTCTCGTGATTTAGATAAACACATTGATAAAATATTTCCGTATGTAAAAAATCCATTCAACAAACTAGGCAACGAAGGTCGTCGTAGTTTTATGTCTAGACTAAACAAAGCATTATTATCTGGTGATGTTAATTTTGATGCTGGTGCTAGAACAGTACGTTTTGGTGAAATGAATAAAAAGAATGTAGATGAAATTGTATCTTTGATGCGTGACAAAGGTGGTAAAGCTGAAGACATACAAGGTGTATTAGACGCGTTTGGTGATATACGTGGTGGTTGGGGTAACATGTTTACACGTCTTGGTGGTGTTATGGATGATGCTGCATTTGAAGAATTTTCTGGAGCATTCGGTAAAAAGTTTAGTGATTATCTTGGATCAACTTACGAAGTGTTTAAAAATAAATCTTTGATACCTATGTTTAATTTTAGACCGTCTGCAGAAGCTATTGATAAAGCTGCTAAAATGTTTAGGCAAGCAGCAGATGAAAAAGGTACACCTATTACTAAAGAAGAGGCCGAGTATTACGTAAGTAAAGTAGTAGAGTCAGCTCGGGCTCCAGCAGCTTTTGCAACTAAAGGTGATCGTAGTGCTGGGGTATATTTTAATGCTCCAGATTTTTTTGCTAACAAAACAACTTTAGCTGACATAGAAAAACTTGGTTTAAATAAAACAACCATACCACTAGATAATTTAACAGATGCAGCGCGACCAGTATTTGATGAATTGTTAGGTAAAATTGATGATCCAATGCAAACTATTCTAACTGGTACTAACAAATTATCATTAGTGTCTCGACGTAATGAATTATTTCAAACATTAAAAAATGAAAATGCAACAACTGCGGCAGCAAGAAAAACATTTTTAGAAGATCCTGAAAATATAGGTAGAGCTATACCGCCTGAGCTTCGCGGTTTTTTTAGAGAAACTGAATTAGAAGCAATGTCTGAGTTAGGTAAAAATGTTAAACGTATAGAAATAGATGGCAACCGTTCTATAGAAGCAGGTATTACTAATCCACTTGATGGTTTGTATGCAGAAAAAGGCGTAGCTGATGCTATCGAAGAATCAGCAATGTTGGCGCGAGATAAGTCAACTATAAAACAATTGTACGATAGTTTTATTTTGTATCCAAAAGCAACTTCACAACTTGCAAAAACAGTTTTAAGTCCAATAACACACATGCGTAACTTTATATCTGCAGGTGCTTTTGCTACCGCTAATGGTTTAATACCAGGTCTAACAGTTAGTCTTGATGATAGTAGAACGGCTTTTAAAGAAGCGTTTGGTATGTTACAAACTAATTTACCTGGCACTCGTCAAGCTAACGATCGTTACAGAGACTTATTAAGATTAGGTGTAGTGAATAGTAACGTTAGGTTAGGTGATTTGCAAAAATTATTAAACGATGTAAATTTTGGTGAAACAGTTAATGGTGCTCAACAATTTAGAAATTTAACTCGTCAAACATCTAAGTTAAAAAAATGGACAGAGGATATGTATACCGCGGAAGATGACTTCTGGAAGATATCATCGTTTGCCATGGAGCGCGGTAGATTAAAAAAAGCATATCAAAAATATGGTATGGATTTTACTGATGATCTATTAGATAATGAGGCTGCAAGTATTGTGCGTAATAACATACCTAACTACGACATGGTTAGCGGTTTTGTTAAAAGCTTAAGACAGTTACCTTTTGGTAACTTTGTATCTTTCCCCGCAGAGATATACAGAACTAGTTTTAATATCATGGGTCAAATCATGAAAGAGTTTAAGTTTCAACACGCTTTACCGGACGGCCGTATTGTACACCCATTTAGAGACATAGCTATGAAACGAGCTATGGGTTTTGGCACGACAGTTGTTGGTGTGCCTGCAGCCACAGTTGCTGGATTCCAAGCACTGTATGATGTAACAGAAGATGAAATGCAAGCTCTAAGACGTTTTGTACCAGACTGGTCTAAAAACTCAACGCTAGTGCCAATACGTGGTGACGATGGTAAATTAAAATACATAGATTTTTCACATGCTAATGCATACGATGCTATGATTAGACCATGGACTACTATGTTTAACGGTATTCAAAAAGGTATTGCTGAAGATGATTTAAAAGGCCAACTGTTTAGATCTATGATTGAGGCAACTAAAGAAACAGCATCACCGTTTGTTAGTGAATCAATTTGGACCTCAGCGTTAGCTGACATATCACCAATCTTAGGTAGAAATGGTAGAACATCATCGGGACGTAGACTGTGGACAGAAGAAACACCAATGGGTGATAAGTTTATGGAATCTATTAGACACTTAGGTGCAACTGTAATACCTGGATCACTACCTGCGTTTAATAGACTGCGTCTAGCTGTTACTGAAGAAGTAGATGAGTACGGTAGAACGTTTGAATTTTTAGATGAAGCTTTAGGTGTGGCTGGCATGCGTGCAGTTAAAGTAGATCCTGTTACCGCGATGAAATTTAAGATTGCAGATTTTAGAACTGGTTTAAACAACTCACGTCGTGAGTTTACCGGACCACTTTTAAAAGGTGGTCCTATCACAGCTGAACAAGTTATTGATCAATATCAAGTAGCTAATCAAGCTATGTTTAGAGTACAGAAAAAAATGTTTGATGATTACTATGCAGCTCGAACGTTAGGTGCTAGTGAGAATGCTTTAAACAATACCTTTCAAGACAGGGTTTCTGATTTGCAAGTTAGACATATTAAAGCTGGTAGATTTAAACCATTTGTGCCATCAGAAAATATACAAAAAGCTTTTGCAGATAATGCTAAAGCTATTGGTCAACCAGACGCATTTAGGCAAGCTAGAAGTATGGTTGAAAGAATAATGAGAAGATATAATAACATGCCGTTAAGTGAAGACTTACCTATCCTAGACAACCCGTTTAGAACTTCACTAGGCACAACGGTAACTGAACCGTTTACCGGTTTACAACCACTACAAGATTTAGGTTTGACAACACCAACGGTTGGTAATAATTTAAATCAAACAGCAGCTCGAGGCCAACAAGTGTTTGGTCCAACTGATACTATTTTTGGAAGTTAATATGAACGATACAGTAAAAGGCATAGTACCAGAAGATGATAGAGAACATATTATTTCTCTCTACGGTCACATCAAAGGTGTTGAACGTGAGATTGATATTATAAAAACTAACCATCTTAAACATCTAGACGACAAAATTACACACGTCCATGCGGACGTAGAAGCTTTGGGTGGTAAGATAGATAAGATCTATTGGGTTGTTTTATCTACAGTGGGGGCTGTAGCATTAATATTTTTAGAAATGGTAATAGGTATAATGTAATGGTTCTTAGTGGTATATTAAATGCATTAAAAGGTATAGGCGCAGCAGGTAAGCTAGCATCGCAGGGCGTACGACCAATGATTAAACCTGTTAAAGCGGCTAGAGATCTTACTGGTCTTACCGATGCAACTAAAGTTATGACCAGAAATTTAATTCAACAAAAAAATTATGATGGCATTTTTGATTTGTATAGAGACATAGGAGTTTTAGGCGTACATAATATGACAAAAGGTGCCAACGCTAAAATGTTTCAAGGTTTAAGTGTAGGTGAACGCACTAAATTATTAAATGAAATAGAAAAAATAACTTTAGCAACAAAACCTCCTCAAGGTTTTACTAAAAAAAGAGTTAAAGAAGTTTTTGATTATTTTAATGCAGAGTATGGAGCATCTATTCCTGTTGATTTACGTTTTGCTGATGACACTGCAGAGATAATTAAATTTAGACCTAAAAAAGCAGAGGGTGGATTAATGTCACTAACGGATTTATTATAATGAAACTATCAAACAACTTTACACTAAAAGAATTGACTAAATCACAGACCGCGACGCGTAAAGGTATCGACAACGAACCAGGGACCGCGGAGATTGAGAATCTTATTCACCTAGCGAAAACCATCCTACAACCAGTGCGTGAGCATTTTGGTAAACCGGTTATGATATCTTCAGGCTATAGAAGCCCAGCGTTGTGCGAAGCTATCGGTTCTTCGGCTAAGTCACAACATGCCAAGGGTGAGGCAGCAGACTTTGAGATTCATGGAGTTGATAACAAGGAGCTCGCAACGTGGATCGCGGACAACTGTGAGTTTGATCAATTGATACTAGAGTTCTATGATGGGGTTGATCCTAACTCTGGTTGGATACATTGTTCTAGTAAGACGGGAAGTTTGCGAAAACAAACGTTGACAGCAGAACGAATAGAAGGCCGAACTTCTTATTCTCCGATTCTACTTTAGATCCAATCTTTAATATCTTCGCCCATAATTTCATTAGCAATGTTTACCTTATCCTTAAGTGATTTGATTATACGTTCATCTATAGTCTTTTCTGCAACTAAATCCACGTAAGTAACACTGCCAGTCTGGCCGATACGATGCGCTCGGTCTTCTGATTGTAGTCTTTTTTCTAAGTCGTAGTTGTTAGAATAGTAAATAACGGTGTTGGCGGCAGTAAGGGTAATTCCGTACCCTCCAGTCTGTGCATTTCCGACGAAAAAGCGCGCAGGGCCCTTAACGTCCTGAAACTGAGCAATGTTGTCCTGCCGGAGGGTAGCATCCACGGACCCGTGATATTCGACTGTAGAGGCTTCTCCGTAAGCTTTTTTTAGAGTCGATACTATATTTTTGAGGTCAGCAACGTAGTTTGCCCATATAATTACTTTACCATCAGTTTCTTCTAGACAATCCATTAAAGCTGTGAGTCGATTATTTTTTATGTGCACAACTTCTTCATTATCTAACTTCATATGACCACAAGTAATTTGATGTAGTCGTAATAGTGTGGTCAAAGCAGATTGTGAACTCATAATCTCACCCTTGTGTTCAGCAATTGCAGTTGCTTTCATCATGGCATACTTTTCTTTTTGTTCATCAGATAATTCTACTGTCCTGGTAGTAAATACTTTAGGTGGTAGATCTAAACAATCTTCTTTTAACACACGATAAGAAAAACTATCTAGCTTTAAGGCTAGCTCATCTAGTCTACGGTAACTACCAACAATTTGTACTTCACGGCCACCAAAATTTCTTTTGATCATGTGCGCGTAGCGTGCACGAAATGAATAGTATGATGAGTGTCCTAGATGTTTTTCATCTAGAAACTCACACTGGCTGTATAAGTCAAGGGGGGATTTAGTTACTGGAGAGCCGGTTAAGATTCTACGATACGAGGCTAGATTCCCTATTCTCAAAATACTTTTGGTTCTTTTAGCTGTCGGATTCTTGATTGTCGTTGATTCGTCGATTCCTAGTAGGGCTTTCCCTGCTAGCATGTTAAGGAAACTGTGTGCAAAGTCCAGTCCTTTCTTAGTAGAAAATGCTTCTACGTTCATTATCAATATCTTAAGCTCTTTTTTACCATCAAATAATGTGTCTAGCTCATACTGTTTTTTCTTAGTTTGGCTAGCTGTCCACAATACTTTGCTGTGTTTTATGTGGTCCGGTAAATGCACCGGTATCTCTATGTCGTGCCAATTTTTGTACACACCCTTAGGTGCCACGATTATAGCACCGCGAATCGCGGCTTGTTCATATAAAATAGCCATGTTATCCACAAGAACCTTAGATTTTCCTGTACCCATTTCCATAAATAAAGCATAAGTTTTCTCGGCCCAAGACTTCTCTAGAGCCAATTTTTGATGGTCGTACGGTTTAGTTTTAAATTTATAATTTTTTATCATATCTTCTCTTGACATACTATATGGGATTGTTATATAAAATGTCAAGACCAAATTAAAACAAGGAGAAGAAAAATGGACGACAAACAAATTATCAATGTATTACTTACTAAGATACAAAAATTAAATCAGGAAATTTTACAGCATGAAATAAATAATGCTTCAAAAGATTTAGAAATTAGTGGTGCTAAAGAGAGAATAGCAGAACTAGAAAAGACTGATGACTTTACAATTAAGGAAGAAGAAACAAACTAATCACGAGAAGGGTGGGAAGATGAGTAATATAACTTTAGAAGATTTAGAAGACGATCAACAACAGTTGATAGAGAAGACAGATATACAAACATTAGCTGCTTTTTGTCAAGAGTTACAAGGTATAGAGAATGATATAGATTCTTTAGAACAACAACTTAAAGCAAAGAAAGAAGCAGCAGACAAAATTAGTTCAGAGGTAATACCTAACTTGCTTGCAGAGCAAGGGTTAGCATCTTTGAAACTCGCTGACGGTAGTGGCGTTGATGTCAAGAAGACATACAGCTGTACCGTAAAAAAAGACTCAGTCGAATCAGCGTACACATGGCTTCGTAACAACGGACTAGGCGATCTTATTAAAAATGAGGTGGCGGTACAGTTCGGGAAGGGCGAGGATAACAAGGCGGAGCAACTGCTCAACCTTGCCGCAGAAGAAGGCTATGAGCCTACCCAAAAACAAAAGGTAGAGCCTATGACTTTGAAAGCGCTATACCGGGAGCGTATTGAGGCCGGCCTCGATATGCCCTCGGAGTTCTTTAACACTTTTGTTAAGGACCAAACTAAAATTAGCCGGAAATCATGAATCATAAAACAAGGAGAAAATAAAAATGACTCAAGAAAAAGCAATCAAGAAAAAAGAAAATACGAGCATGGCTCTAGCGAGTATGTTTGAAGCAGACTCTAATACTGGTTTGGATAATATGGGTGCCGATGATATGGCACTACCATTCCTACGAGTATTAGGACAACTATCACCCGAGATAAATAAACGGGATGCCAAATATGTAGAAGGCGCTGAGGCAGGTATGATATTTAATACCGTGACTAAGGTGGCATATGATGGCGAGAAGGGACTAAACATTATACCGTGCTACTACAAGCGCGAGTATGTTGAATGGTCAGATAGAGGCCAGGGCACATCTGCTCCGGTTGCTATCCACTCAGTAAATAGTGGTATCATAAAAGAAACCACTAGAGGCAGTGATTGGAAAGACCGATTACCAAATGGTAATTATCTTGAGAACACTGCATCGTACTATGTGTTTACTGAGGATATGCAGACAGCATTGATATCTATGAAATCTACGCAACTAAAAGTTAGTAGAACATGGAACTCAATGATGAACAGTATCAAACTAGAGGGAAAGAATGGTTTGTTTACTCCTGCATCATACAGTCACGTGTATAACTTAAAGACAGTAGAACAATCAAATGACAAGGGAACTTGGTATGGTTGGACTATTTCTAAGGTTGGTCCTGTACAAGATAAAAATCTGTACGCGGCTGCAAAAAGTTTTGCGGAGTCATGTAAAAGTGGTGATGTAAAAACCAAGCACAGTGAAGGTGAAGCTAAGTCGGAAGACGAAGTACCATTTTAATTGTGAACAGGTGCCGAGCTAATCCCCCCGGCTCGGCACCATTTAGGGAGGATACCATATGGCGAAAGACAGAACAAGCTATCAAAGACAATATTATCGTAAGCAAGTTATTTGGAGTCAAAAAAAGACTATAAAAAACTTACGTGAAGACAAGAAAAAATTTATGGAAAGCCCGGAAGGCATTGCATATAAAAAAAGATTATTAAAAGAATCTGGCTATCACGAAAAATATAGAGAGAAAAACAAAGAGAAGATTAGAGCATATCAAAAGGAGTATCAATTAGAATATGCAAAAATTTAGACAAATATTTGAAGGCAACAACAGCGCCTATGGTCAGTTAGTTTTAACTGGTGAAACTACCGACAAAGGTAAGGCTGTTGGTAAAGCATTTATTAAACGTGAACCAATACCAGAGCAGCTATGGCAAGATCATTTAGATGGTAAGGACCCAGCACTTGGTGTCATACCTATTAACGAAAACAACAGTTGTCGTTGGGGTTGTATCGACGTTGATGAATATAACTTAGATCACAAAAAATTAGCGGCCTCTATTAAGTCCCATAAATTCCCACTGGTAATGTTTAGATCAAAATCTGGTGGTGCACATTTGTTTTTGTTTACGACAGACTTTATTATGGCATCGTTGATGCAAGCAAAATTAAAGATGATGTCAGAAGCATTAGGCTTTGGTGGTAGTGAGATATTTCCAAAACAAACTGAGATACTAGTAGAACGTGGTGACACTGGTAACTTTTTAAACCTACCTTATCACGGTGGTGCTAGAGGTTTACGTTATGCTTTTGATGATGATTGTAATGCAGCTAGTTTAGAATCATTCTATTCTATATATGATGCATGGGTACAGACCGAAGAGCAAGTACACGAGATAATAGTTACTAAAAAAGCTGAAGCCAGCAACGAAGCATTTAAAGATGGGCCACCATGTTTAAATAAATTAGCTGATGAAGGTTTTGGTGAAGGCTCACGCAACAATGCATTATTTAATGTAGCGGTATATCACAAGCAAGCTAATCCCGATACATGGGAAGACAAAGTCATGGAAGATAATTCTAAGTGGATGAATCCACCGTTAGGTTTCCAAGAAGTCAAGGCACTCTTAGCATCAATCGGGAAACGCGGCTACGATAAATACAGATGTAAAGACCAGCCTATTTGTGGTGTCTGTAATGCTGCAAAATGTAGAACTAAAAAGTTTGGCGTAGGTTTTGAAGAAGAGCAAATGCCGGAACTAGACACATTAACAAAAATTAATTCTAATCCACCGCAATGGTTTTTAAATGTTGCAGGTAAAAGAATAGAACTAAAGACTGAACAATTACATAACCCTAATTTATTTGCGATAGCAGTATTAGATCAAGCTAATGTTATATCACCAATACCTAAAGCTAAAGACTGGCGCGAGGTATATTTAATACCATTAATGACAAACCTACAAGAAATAGATCCATTAGAATCATTAAATCCAACTAACCAAATAGAAAATTTATTGTACGACTACACTGTGCATAGAGCTAAGGCTAGAACTAAAGATGACATACTTAATAAAACTGCATGGACTGATGAAGGTTTTTCTTATTTTAGAATGGAAGACTTTTATGCATTTGCTAAACGTAATAACTGGGAAATGGATAAAACTAAAACTGGTAATCTTATAAAACAACTTGACAATATTTTTGTTGAGGAAGTTAGAATGACTTTAAAAAACCAAACACCACGTGTTGTTAAAATTAAAGCAATGAAGGACAACGGTTCTAGTGTGAGTAAAGTAACTTATCAGGAGTCACCATTTTAATGAAAACAATTATCTTAGGTCCACCAGGCACAGGTAAAACTACGACACTGTTAAATTTAGTTGATGACTTTATGAAGTCCGGCGTTGATGCAAAACGTATTGGCTATTTTTCTTTTACGCGTAAGGCTGCACATGAAGCAGCTAGTAGAGCAGCAGAAAAATTTAATTTAGATCAGACTCAAGATTTAATTTATTTTAGAACTCTACACTCACTAGCATTTAGATTGCTCGGTGTAAAAAAAGAACGGGTGATGAAAACGGAAGACTATAGAGAGTTTGGTTTGAAAGTTGGCATACCTATTAAGATGTCATTTCATTCTGAGAACGACGGGGTATTTAATTCTGACAATGAATATTTAAGATTAATTAATAAAGCACGCGTCACGGAACGGGATTTGATGGACGTATACGATGATAACAGGCATACTATAGATGTCGAACGCGACACATTATTCTTATTAAATCAAGAACTTAAACGTTTTAAAGAAGAGAAAGGTATGATAGATTATGACGACATGTTGGAAAACTTTATTGAACAAGATGTATCTCCGTCTTTTGACGTATTATTTATTGACGAAGCACAGGACCTCTCACCTTTGCAGTGGCGAATGGTCAGGGCTTTATGGTCGAAAGCAGACAACACCTACATTGCTGGGGACGATGATCAAGCTATATTTAAATGGGCTGGAGCTGATGTTGATTCTTTTATCGCACTTAAGGAAGAAGTAGATAACATTAATACTTTAAACCAATCATATCGTATACCTGGTGGACCAATACATAAATTATCACAAAGTATTATTGAACAAGTAAACAATAGATATGCAAAAGATTATTTACCAAAAAAAGAAATAGGTAAGCTGCATCGCTACGCTGACATTTCACAAGTAGACATGTCACAAGGTCAGTGGTTGGTTTTATCTCAAGCACATCATTTTCTTGATCCAGTTATGGATTTATGTAAACAACAAGGATGGTATTTTTCTTATCGCAACAAACCATCGGTAAATAAAAATTTATTAGCGGCAATACATTCCTGGGAACAGTTACGTAAAGGCGAATCACTAAACACAATACAAATAAAAAATATATATTCTTATCTTGGCGACAACGTGACGCGCGGCTATCGCACCGCAAAAACTTTAGACGTAGATTTAAAGTATAATCTTGAGACATGTATCGCGGATCACGGATTGCAAACTGATAAACCTTGGCATGATTCATTTGCAGGGTTGAACACAAGCATGGAAATGTATATAAGAAACATGCTGGCGCAGAAAGAAAATATATTTAGAGAGCCACGCATCACACTATCAACTATACATGGAGCAAAAGGCGGGGAGGCTGACAATGTCTTACTATTTCCTGATATTACTAAATCTGCTTTGGATCACAATGATTTTGATGCAGACGAATTGCACCGGCTGTTTTATGTAGCAGTCACCCGTGCAAAAAAAGCATTATATATTTTAGAACCAAAAGATTATGAAAGGGCTTACCTATTATGAAAAATAAATTTGGCATACCTGGGTTTACCAAAGAAGGTTATTTTAAAAAACTGGTAGATGAAGGTATTGTTAACGACACCGTCAAGTTAAGTGATTTGAAAAAATTTGATGCGGTTGATTTTCCGGCACACTATAACCAAGGCGGAATACAATGTATCGATGCTATTGCTAGCATGCAGGGCAAAGGTTTTAAATATTATCTACAAGGCAGTGCGGTCAAATATATTTGGCGGCACGAACACAAAGGCAAACCTATCGAGGACTTAGACAAAGCAATCTGGTTCTTGAATAAACTGAAAGCACAATATGAATAAACCATTACAAATGCCAATGTTCAGTCCACAGACTGAATGGGTGCCACCGTTAAATTTACCAGACTTAAAAGAATACTCGGAGATTGCGATTGACTTAGAAACCAGAGATCCAAACCTTATGACTATGGGCTCAGGCTCAGTCAGGGGCGATGGTGAAGTGGTTGGTATTGCTATTGCTGTCGAAGGTTGGTCCGGGTATTTTCCGATAGCGCACGAAGCCGGAGGGAACATGGACCGAGGTTTAGTGTTAGATTGGTTCGAAGAAGTTTTACATACCGATGCTACCAAGATATTTCACAACGCGATGTATGATGTTTCCTGGATTAGGTCATTAGGTTTCCAAATCCGTGGTGGTATTATTGACACCATGATTGCAGCAAGTTTAGTAAACGAGAACCGTTGGAGTTTTACCCTGGACTCTATTTCTAAAGAATTTATTGGCATGGGTAAGAACGAAAAGATTTTAGCAGAGGCGGCCAAAGCCTGGGGTGTCAACCCTAAAGCGGAAATGTGGCGATTACCCGCACCGTTGGTAGGTGAGTATGCCGAACGCGATGCTGAGGTGACACTAAAATTATGGCATGCACTACAACATGAGATTACCCAACAAGATCTGTGGGATGTATTTAACATGGAGACAAATTTATTTCCGTGTCTAGTGGATATGAAATTTAAAGGCGTCCGAGTAGACGCGGAGAAAGCTGCGGCACTAAAGAAACAATTAACTAAGACCGAAAAAGATTTACACCGTGATATAAAAAAACTAATTGGGTTTGAGGTAGAGATATGGGCAGCATCGTCAATACAAAAAGCATTTGACAATCAAAAGATACCGTACGATCGCACCGACAAAGGCGCACCAAGTTTTACGAAAAACTTTTTAGCTACACACCCGCACGAGTTACCAAAATTAATTAACGAAGCTAGAGAAATTAATAAAGCTAATACAACTTTTATCGAGACGATTTTAAAACACGAACACAATGGTAGAATTCATAGTGACATCAATCAGATTAGATCTGATGATGGGGGTACTGTAACTGGTCGCTTCAGCTACAGTAATCCGAACCTACAGCAAATTCCAGCACGACACAAGGAGCTCGGCCCGATGATTCGATCTTTATTTATACCGGAGCAAGGGTGTAAGTGGGGTTGCTTTGACTACTCGCAACAAGAACCGCGGATCGTGGTTCACTTTTCATCACTCTTAAAACTAGAAGGGTCATCCATGATTGTCGATCAATATAATAATGGTGAAGCAGACTTTCACCAGATGATCGCGGACATGGCAGGCATTGAACGGAAGCAAGCGAAAACAATTAACTTAGGCTTGATGTATGGCATGGGTAAAAATAAACTGATGGCCGAGTTAGGCTTATTAAAAGAAGCGGCGGAAGATTTAATTAAAACCTATCACCGCAAAGCACCGTTTGTTAAAATGTTATCAGAAGCCGTGACTAGACGCGCTGAGGACAGTGGTAAGATTCGTACGATTGGTGGACGCTTATGTCATTTTGATATGTGGGAGCCACATGGGTACGGGATTAAGAAAGCCTTGCCGCATGCTGACGCACTCAGGGAACACGGACCGGGGATTAAACGTGCGTTTACGTACAAAGCATTAAATAAATTAATCCAAGGTAGCGCTGCAGACATGACCAAGAAAGCAATGTTAGCATTGTACGAAGAAGGTGTCATACCGCATATACAAATACATGATGAACTTGATATCTCAGTAGATTCACCGGAGCAAATAGAAAAAATTATTAACATTATGGAAGACGCCGTACAACTAGAGGTGCCAAATAAAGTAGATTATGAAGAAGGCGATAGTTGGGGAGATATACATTAATGAAATGCTGGTCTTGCAATCACGAATTAATTTGGGGTGGTGATCACGACACGGAATGGGAAGATAATGATGAAGAACAACATATGGTTATGACGAACTTATCTTGCCCCAACTGTACTGCTGAAGTGATAGTATATCATTGTAATGTAGATAATGCCGGTAGTTAAATTGATCAAAAAACCACCGGCATATGAAGGTGAGAAGATTATTTTAAAATATATTAATATAAAAACTTGTCAAATGAAATAAAATGACTATATTATCCCATAGTATAACACAAACAAGGAGAAAAATAATGCCAGATACAAGTAGATTTAAGTCGGTTTCGGTGTCCACAAGTACACATAAGCACCTGGAATCATTGGCTAAATCACGTTTCGAGGTGCCGGTCAGCATTCAGAAGGTAATAGAGTTTCTATTAGCTAAAGAATTAAAGGTCAAAAAACGTGCCAAAGCTAGTTGAGACAATTTGCCCACGCTGTGATGGAAACGGCTATATTCGCATCCCACCAGTAGTTGCTGGGGTGTTTGATAAGGCAACCGAAGCTGATTGTCCAATGTGTGAAGAAGTAATTACACACATGGGTCAACGTATTACTACCCACAATGGTTATGTAATGTTGCCGATAGAAGACACGCGCAAGAATATAGAAGGGGGGCGCGAATCAAAAATTAAATGGTCAGGTGAGACGTTGCCGGAAGTAGGGAAAGAGTAATGCCACTAAACCCGGAGGATGAATACGGATGGTAACAATAGCACTTACAATGCATCGCATCAATAACTGTCGCGACATGCTAACACAAGCACAATGTCCACGTATGCGACTAATGTGGAAACGCAATTACGAAAAACTATTAAAAAAATATTGGGAGGAACAAGGTGAAAGAATACTTAGGGCCGCTGGCAAAATACATTAATCTTATCTTACTGTTGATAATTTTACATTTCTGCATAACAGTTATGGTTGTAAATTTTAGATATATTGATAGACTAAATAATACAATAGACACAATGTGGCACGAGATAGTACAGGTGAAGGAGACTAATATTAGTTTATACCAATTTATCGAGGAACACGGGAATGACATTACAGGACGATAAAATTATGCGACATGAGATTCCGAATAGGATGATGAGTACCACTTTCACTTTACCGATCGACAATCGTAAAGTAATTGGGATTGTAAATTATACTGCAGGTGCTGAAGGTATTACCCCGCTAGCATTTTGGGTAAAGATTAAACCAACCGATTCTTATATTGACCGAGAACTACGCGCGTCCGGTAAACTAATCTCACGCTGTCTACAACACGGTGAAGATTTAAAAGAACTAGCAGAAACGCTATCACAAGATAATATTATCGGCCAAATGGTAAATTACTTTAACAAGAATGTAGAAGAGATTATCATGGGCCAACAATCGAATAAAAAACAACGCATGCTGTCAACAGATCCGTATGCGTCGCAGATGAAGGAGTAACTATGGCTAAAGACGGCGCACATTACCCTACGAAAAAATTTAAAGAAAACTTTAACAGCATCTTTAAACCTAAGAAGAAAAGTATTAACTTAAGTCCTAAGACTACGAAAAAATTTTTAGAGGAAATAAACAATGAAGATGACAGAAGAAATTGATATTATCTGGATTCCCGAAGAGGAAACGAAACATTCGCTAACAGTAGAAAACGCGCAAGGTGTCAATGAACTGGTAGATTTACCAGCCAGCACCGTCGATCGTATCTGTAAGAAGAAGTTTGGCCATACTAACTGGGCCCGTATGGGGGCTATATTCCCCGAAGAGTTGGGTCGCAACCCGCATGAAATAGACTACTTGGAAGGTATTGTGTATTTTAAAAACTCGAGAATGGTGTGAAATTAATTAGGAAGTATGATTATCCCTCTAGTACCCGCGCTAGTATCGAAGGTCTTCGCCATTATAATGTTGATGGCTCTACAGAACGGTTACCCTCGGTTACGACGGTTCTTGGTGAAACTCAGGAGCAAAGTAAACGAGATTCTTTACAACGATGGCGACAACGGGTCGGAGTAGAGCAAGCTAAGAAAATTACGCATGACGCCGCGACGCGCGGTACGTCTATGCATATGTACCTGGAGAAGTATTGTCTAGGTGAAGGGTACCTCGATCTAACGGATGTTGGTAATACAGCCAAGCATATGGCAGAATGCATCGTGGACCGCGGGATTGATAACAGACTTACCGAGATATATGGTAATGAGGCTACGCTTTACTATCCAGGATTATATGCTGGTAGTGTCGATTTAGTTGGACAACATGATGGCGACATTGCTATCATCGATTTCAAGCAGACTAATAAACCGAAACAAAGAGAATGGATCGGGGATTATTTTCTGCAAATGGCGGCGTACGGTATGGCTCATGATGCAGTTTACGGTACAACTATTGAGAAAGGGGTGATTTTGATGTGCTCAAAAGACTTATACTATCAAGAGTTTACGATAGAAGGAGAAGAGTACAGGCAAGCAAAACATGAGTTCCTACGCCGTCTCGATCAATTTTATACAAGAGGTTAATATGTACTGGGTTATTACAATAATGTTAATGTTCCATGGCACTGAGACCACAATAGAACGAGAATACAAGGTTAAGAGCTTCCAGGACGACTGGGCATGCCATGAATTTATTCACGAAAACAAGATTTTGCTAATAGGTCAGCATATAATTGACTATGGGGACAATCTAAAAAGCTTTGAGTTGTTCTGTGAGAGCCGTTATGGAGAAGAAGTGTGACATTTATGCAACACTTACCACGCCGTGCCTATAGTGGAGATTTGACCCTAGCATGTTCATTTTGCACGAACGTTTCAAACACGCGGTAGTGGTGGTAATTGAGTTAAACATATGATTTTATTAAAGAAACACTCTACCACGCATCTACCGTTCTACTTTTGTCCCGGTAGAGTACAATCAATTTTTCCCAGTTTTTTCACACTTGGCGCGATAGAGTTTTTTCTCCAACTTTTTTTAACAGTGGGGGGTCAAATCCCCACTATACCACGACCTAAAACTAGGATATATTAAACTATGAGTAATGAGATACCACCTATGGTGAATGTAGTATGGTTAGACACCAACGAATGCAGTATGTCTACATGGCAAAGCAAAGAAGAGTTGTTAGATAGTAAATTTTGTACAGTTGATTCACTTGGTTATCTTATAGCTGATAAAGAGGATTGTGTAATCATCGCCGGCGACAAAGATACTTACAATAAAGACGATATTTATGGTAGAGCACAAGTAATACCCAAAGGTGTAGTGCTAGACATACAATTCTTATCCAAAAATGAAGACAATAACTGAAGATATCCTAGACTGGTCTAAAAACTTTATAGAAAAACCTAATGAATATTTAGGTAATGTACCAGTTTGTCCTTATGCTGCTAAGGCTAGACAAGATAATGCTTTGAAAGTATTAGAAGTTACCAAAAACTGTAACTTGATAGATAAAATTGTTGAAGGCACCAAACTAATCCAAGATCCTAAGACAGATATAGTTATTGTTGCCTGTACTGATATAGAAATAACAGTAGAAGAGCTAAACATACTTATACATGGCTATAATGTATTGTTTGTACCACAAGATATATACTTGATGGCATCTCATCCTTATGATGATGAAGAGGACGAACCTGTAGAGTTTTTAGAAACAGATGATTGGGAACCAGATAATGATTTTTTAATGGTATTAATACAAAATTATGATAAGTTAGAGCGTGCTAGTGATATGATGCGCAAAAAGGGATACTATGATAAGTGGCCCTTAGATTATTACGATGGCACAGTTAACAAAAGAAAATCCTATAGGAGATACAGACTATGATGGGCATGAAAAAAAGAATGAAACGTGGTGGCACAGCTAAAAAGAAAAGAGCTAAAGCTATGGGCGGTGGCATGATGAAAAAAAGAATGAAACGTGGTGGCACAGCTAAGAAAAAAAGTTTTCCTGATATGTCAGGCGACGGTAAAGTTACTAAGAAAGATATTCTTATTGCTAAAGGTGTAATTAAAAAACCAGCAGGACCTAAAGGAATGAAAAAAGGTGGATCTGCAGGTAAAGACACACATGTAACTAAAGACGGTCGTACTGTTAAAAAAGGTTTGTACTATTACATGAATAGAGCCAAGAAAAAAGGCACTAGTCGTAAAGGTAAAGGTACAGTAACAGATAAAGCATTAAGACGTTCAGCTAAGACAGCAAAGAAAGTTTAATACCATGGCTATGTCTCGGGGGAGCATACCAAAAACCACTACAGGTAAAGGCGCAAACTATCGCAAGACAAAGTCTGGCGCTGGTATGACAGCTAAAGGTGTACGTGCCTATAGACGTGCAAACCCTGGTAGCAAACTTAAGACAGCAGTAACTGGTAAAGTCAAAGCCGGTAGTAAAGCATCAAAAAGAAGAAAATCTTATTGCGCTAGATCCGCTGGTCAGTTAAGAAACAGTTCTGCAAAAACTAAAAACGATCCTAACTCTAGAATCAGACAAGCTAGAAGAAGGTGGAAATGTTAATTTAAACTTGTCGGGGGACACATGAAAAATATTTTAATTATTATAGCACCTTTGGTGTTTTTTCTTTGGTTAATGGGATGTATGATGGACTCTGCTATCGCAGACGTCACTGGTGCAGGATCAACAACAAATGATCAAGTAACCTCTGGATCATCATCTAGCAATACTGCGATTACAGGCGGATACCACAGTGAAGCCACCACAAACTACCAAACAGGGTCTTCACAGTCTACCACTACAAATAACACTACAAACAATAGTAATAACTCTTATCCAGGAGACACTAGAACGGTACCTTCAGCATCTGCTCCTGGTATCTCTGCTATGTCTCAAGATCTATGTACTGTTGGCGTTGGTATAGGAATCCAAAAACCATTAATAGGTGGCAGCATAGGTATTACAAAACGTGATATGAATTGTGAGCGTATGAAGTTAGCTAAACTTTTGTTTGACTTTAACATGAAAGTTTCAGCAGTCGCTATACTTTGTCAAGACGCTAGAGTCTTTCAAAGCATGATTCAAGCAGGAACTCCCTGTCCATTTCAAGGAAAAATTGGAGCTGACGCTTTAGCTGAATGGAATAAGTATGATAAACAAAGACCAGACTATGAGGAGTATACTAAAACTTTAAGATACATGGAAAGAGTTGACAATAAAATTGCAATAGAAGCAGAACAAAAGGCTAACCCTGATGAACAAATTATTACCGACGGTAACGGCAATCGGATTAATTATAACAAGTAGTTTTGCTGACACCGTTGTAATTATTCCTAACACACCTAACGAAGGCGACTTTACTACAGTCACCACTGTGACCACAGGTAATCCTGTAACTAGTAATAATTTAATATCACAAGATTTTTCTGATGGTACTTGGAATGGTACTATGTTCCCGGATAATTCTGACTTAAATCACTCAACTTGGTTGACTGGTCAAGAAGGTAAGTACGCAGAGACGTCAATAAACTCAGAAGATTATGTTTCGGTAGAAGAATTAAAATTAGGTTTCACTTCAAACTTTACAGCTAATATTAGGTGGTGGAATCAAGTAGAATCTACGGTTACCATGACGCAATCTATTAGTAATGGTATCGACACCACAACACAAAGCACAACTTTTGAAGACACAACAAATTCTAGTTATCAGGTAAATCCATACGGCAACTCTTTAATAGTAAACCCTGACCCAAATATGACACACGGCACAGCAACTTATCGATTTGATTTTGATATTATAAACGACAACCAAGCAGGATATAACGGAGGCCACGCCGGCGTGGATGTGCGAGACCCATCAGCCAAGATAGACTATACAGCTTTGTCTAGTACAACTATAAGCGAAATAACTTATTGTTGGCAGCAGACACCACCAACATGTCCAGGACAAGAAGAAATAGAAGCAGTAGAAGAAATTATAAATGACTTAGATACAATTATTGCAGACTTTGTATTGCCTGAAGAAATTATTGAATATGATCCTATACCAATAGATATTGAATACTCATTCAATGATGAGTTTGATGACGATATAGAAATTGATGATTATGAAATTTTGTCAGTTGACGAATTTTTTTTTGAAGAGGATTACTTTGAACCTGACTATTACGAAGAGTTTGAATTGGCATACATTCCTGAAACAACTATTGACATGGACATGGAGATAGATTGGAATGATTCTAATGTAGAGATTTACGACGAACTACCATCACTAGAAATGTTTAGTGAACTGCCTCCGCTGGAGGAGGTGTACATGGAAGATATAGTTATGGAAGAGGAAATGTTTGTAGAAACTTTTACAGAAGAAATGCAAGAAGAATTTATTGACGAAGCTTATGCAGAAGTTGTAATAGAAACAGAACCTGAACCAATACCTGAACCAGAGCCAGAACCAATGGAAGAAATACAAGAGGTAGCTATGGTCCAGGAAGAACCAGAACCAATAGACGAACAACCGGCAATAGAAGAAGTGCAAGAAGAGCCGGTCGAACAGGAGATAGTAGATGAACAAGTTGAAGAACAACCCGGTAGCGAAGACGTTGTTGCAGACGAACCAGAACCGACAACAGAAGTTGCCGAACAAGAAGAAACAATCGAGGAACCAATTGAAGCAGAACCTACAACAGTTGCAGAAACAACAGAACCAGAACCTGCAGAACCAGTGGAAGTTGATTTAGATATTAAGGTTGCCGCTATAGAAAAAGCTATACAAGACAAAGTATCAAATGAAATGCAAAGAGTTAGTATAACTTTAGATGTAATTAATGAGTTTGTATCTCGTGAAATGACAGCAGAACAAGCTGATATTTCTAGTTATTTTAATACCAATGCGGCTTTGTTTGACACACGCCAATTACCTAGCGGTAACCCTAGTTTCTTTATGCAGGTCAGTCTTGCCAGTTATGACAAAAGCATATATGCTAGCCAACCAAGCATTGCAGGTACAGATCCGGTAATACAGCATCAAATAAAAATGCAAGAATACAAAAAGAATACCAGCGATGCATATAGAAATCTTATGGAGTTATTAAATGCAAGGAATATTCAATAAATTAGCTAGCTATGCAGCACTCGCGGGCGTCATTGGCGCTATCGGCGGTGGTTTTATGGCTTGGGGTGAATTCAACAACCGTATAGCACAGCTAGAAGACAAAGAATTTATAGTCAACGAGACTGTAGACTTATCAGGCATTATAAAAGAACTAGAAGGTTTAAAGGCTGACATAAAAATAAATGATGCAGCTATAAATTTTCTTGATGCAAAGATAGATGAACTAAAAGCATCGTTAGATAATCCGTTATTGTAATGAAGCTATCAGACTCGACACAAATTTCGTTACCGGCGCGTAACTTATTAGCTATACTTGCAGCTGTTGCAATCGGTACAATGAGTTATTTCACTATTGTTGAAAGATTAAATTCTATAGAGACTACACTACAACTTATGGAGAAAGACATCGAAGCTGCTAATATTTTTATTGAAGGTGTCCCCAAAGGCGACATGGTCAGTCCACAAGTCCAAGAGCTCTACATGTTGGTTGAATACTTATCAACTAATGTAGAAAAATTAAAACAACAAATGGAAGCAGAGATTCCATTGATACTTAAAAACGAAATGATCATACAGTTTCACGAAGACAGACTTATAGATCTAGAAGAGAGAAAGAATGGGAATCATTGAAACAGTTATTATACTTAGTTTGTACGTCTATGACGGTGGTAATAAAAATATAGAAGGCTGGTATCACCAGGACAACCTTAGCACATGCCTAGCGGCTAAGCGTACAGCAGAAAGAAACTCCGGCAACCAAGTTCAATACACTTGTTCATTAGAACAATGCGAAATGAAGACCGATCAAACCGGTGTCAAGCATTGTGATAAGATAATAAAATAACTTGTAATCTTTAGTAAAATTACTTATATTTACCTACATGGGACTACCCAAGCTATTAACAGAACAACAAAAGAAATTTTGCGAGCTATTGGTTTATAATGAAGGACGTAAAACACCTACAGAATGTGCAAAAGAAGCTGGCTATGCTGAGGGATCGTGTCATGTCCGTGCTTCTGAACTTCGTAACCCGAATAAATTCCCCCTTGTTGTTAAATATATTGGTGAGCTCAGGTCAGAAATCCAAAAAAAATATGAGGTTAGTTTTGAGAGACATATCACAGAACTCGGTCGCATACGCCAAGAAGCTTTGGCAAAAGGAGCTTTCTCGGCAGCTACAAACGCAGAGGTTGCGCGAGGCAAAGCAGCAGGACTCTACATCGAACAAAAAATAATACGTACTGGTAAACTAGAAGACATGTCTATCGAAGAGCTAGAAAATAAAATGAAGAAGATATACAAAGAGAATGAAGTCTTAATCAACGGTGAGTTTACTGTACTTGATGACACAACCAAAGAACCTTACAAAACATTTAACACAGACGAAGGTGCTGAGTGAGAAAAGCCAAGCTACACACAGAGCACGTTGCTGGCCCACCTAAACGAACATCTATTGGTAATAGTATTAGATCCAAACCTAAAAACAAACAAAAGCGTAGACAACATAAAAAATATAAAGGTCAAGGAAGGAGATGTAACTAATGAAAAAAGAATCTAGATATGGTGAGGTTAGTAAACAATTACGTACTGGCTACCTACATTATACAACTAAATCTTTGGTACAAGTTTTAGAAAAGTTTTGCGAAAGCCCTGTTGGTGCTAGCGCAAGAGTAATGCTTGTGCTTCCTGAGGGCAGAAACCCGTTGCAAAAAGAATTTAATATTAGAGAAATAAAACTAATTGAGAATCAAATCATCGGCGCAACAGAGAAGTATAGATGCGTTATTACCGTTGAGTAATTACTTTGAAACCCGAATCTAAACTTTGGCAACGTGTCAAGAAATATACACCTAATATTACCTGGACAAGAGTAGAGTCTTGGGCCAGTTTTGGCTTTCCTGATCTAGTTGGTTACACTGAGAACACTGGTTTTTTTACAGTCGAGTTAAAAGTAACGAAAAGTAATTCTGTTAGGCTATCACCACACCAAATATCGTTCCACGTTAAGCACCCCACGAAAACCTTTATCCTTATCCAGACCCGCGATGCTTGCTCCCCGAAACTTTATCCAGGAGCCTGTGCGCTTGAGCTCTCGCAGCTAGGGCTTGCGGCCCCCGGAGCTTGTGAGCTTGCGTCTTGGTCGGAGCTTGAGCGCTTGCTGCTCGAAGCTTGAGCCCTTGTGCGCTTGCGCATTAGAATCATTCCAAACTGGCCCGGCGCTACGTTGACACTTAATCACGCTGCGGGCCCTGCGCCTACCTTGACGGAACCCAGGTTCTCGGGCCACGTGCCATGGCCTCCGCTGGGGGTTGTTGCTGCGGTGAAAGGATAAGAATCCCGCATCAATTCAGTATTTCAGATGGGACCACGAAGCCGCTAGCGTCGTGTCTGGCTTTGCCTTTAGCGGTCAGGCCGATAATGACCCCCGGTCCAGCATCCGTGAAGCGCGCGTCCCC